GTAGCCAAGTCATTCAAACTGCTGGAAGCAAAAGGGCACATTGACTACCACGCTGAAAGGCCAGTAGGTCATATCCTCACTCCCGAAGAACGGGAATACCTGGCAACAGACGTGCTTATCATTTCTCGTGCGCTGAAAATGCAGTTCAGCACAGGCATGAAGAAAATGACTGTGGGAAGTGACGCGCTGGCGGAATTCAAGCGTATGCACACATCAAAACTGTTTGACCGCATGTTTCCCGTACTCCCCGCCACGATGGATGCGGAGCTACGCCAGGCCTATAAAGGCGGCTTCACTTACGCGGACCCCCGTTTTCAGGGGAAGATTACCCGCAAAGGCCGCACCTATGACGTGAATTCTCTATACCCGTCCGTGATGTATGACAGGTTGCTTCCCTACGGTGAGCCGATCTATGCCGAAGGGCTCCCCTCCCCCACACCGGAAAGACCCCTGTTTATTGCGTCCATCACGTTCACGGCAAAACTGAAGCCAGGGCACATTCCCTGTATCCAGGTCAAAGGCTCCGCCAGTTTCATCAGCACTGAGTATCAGACGGAAATCAAAGACCCCGTAACGCTGATGTGTTCCAACGTGGACTTGGCGCTGTGGCAGGATCACTATGACATGGACGTTCTGGCCTATAACGGCGGATGGCTGTTCCAGGGAATCACCGGAGTTTTCACCGAATACATTGACAAGTGGATGAACGTCAAAACCAACAACGATGGTGGAATCAAAGAAATTGCAAAGCTCCACCTGAACAGTCTGTATGGCAAGTTTGGGACTAACCCCAATGTCACACAGAAAATCCCGGTACTTGAAAATGATGTGGTGAAACTGAAGCTTGGTCCACCGGAAATGAAAGACCCCATCTATATCCCGCTTGGAGTCTTCATCACCGCGTACGCTCGAGACGTGACCATACGTGCCGCACAACAGCACTACGATTCCTTTGCCTACGCTGACACAGACTCATTGCACCTGCTTGTGGATGAAGACCCCACCACACTGGAAGTTGACCCGAAAAAGCTTGGCGCATGGAAACGGGAATACCTGTTTGACGCCGCACTGTTCATCCGTGCGAAAACGTACACCGAACTTGTTAGCCCTGGTCACTGCCACAACGAAGACGATGACCACGAACACCAGCCACACGGATGCCATGTCACCCACATTGCAGGTCTCCCCGTTTCCGTGGCAAAGCAACTGACTTTTGATGACTTTGTTGGTGGACGGAAATTTTCGGGGAAACTCAATCCGAAGACCGTTCCCGGTGGCGTCATTTTGGATGACGTTGGTTTTACAATGCCAGTTTTCTAGGTTAGGATTTATCTCAGTTGAAGAAACCGTTTCTTCACACAGAAAAGAAAGGTAGCGCCACAATGGCTACTCCCGAAAAGAACGTTGAAGCTCCGAAGACCGAAGCCCCCGCCACCCCCGGTGCCCCGGCATCAGACGCCAAGCCCGGTAAGGACACCAAGCAGGTTTCCGCCACAATCTCCAAGGAACTGTACGGCGAACTCTCCGAAATCCGGTGGGCTGTCAAGGCTGACAAGTTCTCCGATCTCGTGTCACAGGCCCTGGTTGAATTCGCTGCAAAGCACGGCACCGCCAAAGCGTGATCTGAGGATTCGTGACAGTTTGTCCAATGTGGGAGTGCTGCCATTGAATTGGTCCCACATGGGGTGGCCCGTAGCAGGGTACAACCTTTCACGCTTCAGGTCCGAAATAAAGTAACACCAGGAAAGCCCCCGCCCGTTCAAGGTTTGGGGGCTTTCCGCTTCACATTTTAGGGGAGAACTAATGGGAGCATTTGAAGATTACATTGCTTCGTTGAAAGCCAATGGCGATAATACGGAAGCTCATGATACGCTTTACACGGAATTGACGAATGCACATACAAGTGATTTGTCCGTGAGGGAAGCAGCAATTGCGGAGCGTGAAGCCCGAATTGCGGCAATTGAAAAAGAACGAAACGCGAAAGATGCGGAACTGACAGCACAGAAAGCCCGTAATTGGGACTTGATACGCCAGTCACCAGCGTCAAGCGAAAACACCCACCTATCCACCGATGCAACGGACAAACCGATTGACATTGATGACCTTTTCGAAAGGCGATAAACCAAATGGTACTAGCTGTACAGCGTCTAAAGGACACCCCGAATGACATTCTGATGGATGCCATTCGTAACCGTGGCTCCAACGATTACCAGGCACGAATTCCGGAAGCCACCAAAGCCGGAATCCAGAACACCATGAACGAACTGTTGAACCATCGGACACTGTACAACGAATTCGTTGACGCGCTGGTCAACCGTATCGGCCTGGTGAAGTTCAAGGAATTCTCGTGGACCAACCCACTTGCCGAATTCAAGCAGGGCATGCTGACCTACGGTGATACCATCGAAGAAGTAGCTGTAGGGCTTATCAAGGCCAAAACGTATGACCCCAACAGGGAAGCCCTGGAACGGGAAATCTTCGGCACCCACCGCCCCGAAGTTCAGGCCAACTTCCACAAGGTCAACCGCCAGGATTACTACCCGGTGACCGTGAACGAATCCCTGCTTCAGCGGGCATTCCTTCAGGACGGCGGGCTTGTTGGCTTCATCAGCCAACTGATGGGTGCCCCGGCAACGTCTGACCAGTGGGACGAATTCCTGGCAACCTGCCAGCTTTTCGCGGAGTATGAATCCAAGGGTGGATTCTTCAAAATCAAGGTGCCTGACGTTGCGGACCTGAATTCCAACGAAGCTGACGCAAAGTTCGCTCTCCGGATGCTCCGTGCAACGGCTGACACCATTGTCTTCCCCTCGAGGAAGTACAACGCCGCCGGTCTTCCGATGGCCGCAAGCCGTGATGAACTGGTCATCTTCACCACCCCCGAATTCAAGGCCGCAATGGACGTTGAAGCCCTGGCCGGGGCCTTCAACATGGATTCCGCCACGGCTCACGGACGAATCATCACCATTCCGGAGGAACGGTTTGGGATTGATGGTGCACAGGCCATCATGACCACGAAGGATTTCTTCGTTATCGCTGACCAGAAATTCGAAACCGCAAGCCAGTACAATCCTGTTGCGCTTCAGAACAACTACTTCCTTCACCACTGGCAGGTCATTTCGGCTTCCCGCTTCGTGCCCGCCGTCCTGTTCACCACGAAGGGTGGAACGGAATTCATCGAGGTTTCCACGCCGGTTACGTCGGTCTCCGAAATCACCATTCTTGACAGGGAAGGTGCCGTGCCCACATCGGTTGAACGCGGAGAGCTTTACGCGCTGGATGCCGAAGCGGTCACCACACCGGCTGATGGTGTCAACGATGGTGTGCGCTGGTCCCTCACCGGCAACACGTCCAGCCGCACGTACATCAGCCAGACCGGTGTACTCCATGTTGGCGGGGATGAAGGTGCAACTTCCCTGGTTGTAACGGCAACGTCCACATGGCTTGACCCTGAAGGTCTCATGCGAGACGGCGAAAAGGGCACCATTACGCTTACGGTGTCCGGACCGGCTGTCCCGACGTGGCCTGAAACCGCCGCTGTCACCGGCATCACCATTGCTGGTGGCACCCTTGACCCGGTGTTCGCCGTGGGAACCTTCACCTACACGGCGGAGGTTGAAGGCGGCGTAGTCACCGCTGATGACGTGACCGTCACCGGACCCGATTCTGACAACGTGGTTATCACCGTGAGCGAAGACGGCGACACTGTCACCATTGAATCCGCTTCCAGCCCCAACGATCCGGTGTACACTGTGAATGTGGTAGAGCCTACGCCGTAGGCATCTATCCGGAGTGTGTGGCGCTCCAAACGGGGAAGACCCTGGACTGTGGGGAACGGTCCAGGGTCTTTCTCATTGCCCTGAAAAAGCACTCCGTTTTTATTGACTTCAGTTTTCAATGAGCGTAGTCTTTATATAGAAATTAGATTGAAACTAGGAAAAGGAACGCCATGAAAACCGCCAAAGAGATTCAGGACCGGATTAGTGTTGCTGAAGGTTATGTTGCGGACCTGGAATCAGAATTGGATTTCACCGATCCGACAACACAGGACTTTACAGACACGTTCACAGCCATTCAGCAACACAAGTCAGATATTGCCCTACTCAAATGGGTGTTGGGGAAATGAGACTTCACCCTGAAGCCTACGTTTTCACGGACCCCACCCCGACACCGCCGAACGGATTCAGTCTCATTGCCTTACAGCTTGGTTGCCTGAAGGATTGTGTTTGCCACGGCATCGGGATTTACGCGCAAATCCGATGCACCGATTGTAGTCACTAAAACAAAGTGAAGACCCCCACTTATGGTGGGGGTCTTTTGTGCGTGTAGACTGTTGTTCTAAAGGCTGGGGAGGTCTCATGAAATCTTACATGTATCCGTTTACGCGGGATATTCAAAAGGGTCAAGCCTACGGGGCAAACCCTAACAACGGCATCAATCCCCGTAAAGGGCACACTGGGGATGACTGGCGTACACCTGTTGGCACACCGATTCATGCGGCGGGGGATGGTGTTATTGAAGTGTCATCCTGGCCAACAGCGAACTATTTGGATTCCGCCTACTGGCTCACGAGTGCTGCCGGTGATGCCCTGGTGCTGAATTGCGGTGACAATGAACCGACGTTCATTTACGGACACAATTCTGTTACGTCGGCGGAGCCTGGAACATGGGTGAAAAAGGGTGACGTTATCGGTTATACCGGCAACACCGGTTTATCAACTGGCCCGCATTGCCATGTTGAAGTTATGCCACCGGGCTTTGATTTGAATGATGGTGCTTACGGTAGGGTAAATCCTGAACTCTATTTCAGTGAACACATTGAAGATTACACCGCCCCTGTTTCCGTAGTAGTTCCAGAACCTAAGAAAGTAGACAAAATGCTGTTCATTGCATCGGACCCGAATGACGGAACTGGAATGGTGTGGATTGGTGATGGTGTTACCCGCCGTCACATTCCGGACCCTTCAGTGCTTCAGCATTACCGGAACGTTTCATCTGTCATGCCGATTTACAAAGACGGCGAAATTCAGCAATGGCCACCATCGGTTTTGGGTGTGGACATTCAAAACACCATCGTTCAGAACCGCACAGCAATTGCCCTTTCCAGCGGAGACATTGCAGAACTGGCAAAGACGTTGAAGGAGACCCTGGCACCTGACGTGGCCACCGAACTGGCCCGCCGCCTTACTAACTAAGGATCACGCCACACCATGACAACACAAATGCATGACCTACCAGGGGATAAAAACTTTGGTTATGAGTTCAATTACGCCACGTGGACGGCGGGCACATCGGTAACGCTCCATAACGTTCCGTGGAATTCGGATTACCGTGACATTGTGCGGTTTGATGACCAGGCAGCGCTGGACACCTATTTGTTGGAACAGTCCGGACCACAGGTCAACATTGAAGGCATGACACATGCCCGCGTTGGTTTCCCCGTCCGCATTCCGCTTTCCTTCAACCGGGCTTTCAAATACAACTATCTCCGTGTCACGAATCCGGCACAGCCGGTCATGAACGGTGATGATCCCCGAACGTTCTATTACTTCATCAACGGCGTTTCGATGGTGGCACCCAACACCACCGAACTTATTCTTCAGTTGGATTTGTGGCAGACATTCGGTTACGGGATTTCCTTTGGTAATTGCTATATTGAACGCGGGCACATTGGTATTGCCAACGAAGCGAACTTCACCAACTTTGGGCGGGATTATCTCACCACCCCTGAAGGCCTGGATATCGGCAACGAATACGAAATCTTCAAACAGTATTCACACAGCATTGCGTCAGCACGAGACGGGGAACCGGACTTTGAAGTACTGGTGGTTTCGGCAACGGCACTGGATGAAGACCCCGGCACCGTAGATGCGCCGAAACTGCAAAGCGCTAAAGGCTCCATGATGGAGAACCTTCCCAACGGTGCCGAAATTTACCTGTTCAACAATGCGGAGCATTTCAAAGAATTCATGGGTGCCATGAATGATAAGCCGTGGGTTACACAGGGCATCATGAGTGTTCAGGCTGTACCCCCGATGGGACGATACGGCATCAGCACAACCGGTAAAGCAATTGCCGGTGTTGCCGTGAACGAAGTAAACGGCGGCTCACTGATCCGGCCTTACGTAAACCTCCGTACCGGCTGGCGAAATGACCTGAATTTGGGCCGTTACTGGCGTTTGAATAAGTTCGCCACATTCCCTTACACGGTATTGGAAATGACTTCCTACACCGGCACGCCACTTATCCTGAAGCCGGAATGCTTGCAGACCAATGATTTGGGTGTTGTGGAAGTGCCCCACATTGCCCCGCCAAATGCCCGCGTTGCTTTCTACCCGTTCCGGTATAACGCCACAAACGATTCCCCCGCGTATTCGGATGACAAGGGGTACATCAATGATGGTGGGGAGTTCCTGGACATGGTGACCGGCATTATGAATATGCCCACCTTTTCCGTGGTCAACAACGGGTACATGCAATTCATGGCTTCCAATGCCAACAGCATTCCGTATCAGCATTCTTCGGCTGACTGGTCACAACAGCGTGCGCTTGCCGGTAACCAGACTTCCTATGACCAGGCATCCTCGAGTATCGGCCTGTCAAAGGATCTCACCGGGCAGGGCATTGGAGCCGCCAATTCACAGGCCAAGCTGTCAATGGACACCCAACGCTCACAAGGGCTTCAGGCGGCTGGTAATTCCACAGTCAACGGCTTCCGTTCCCTTGACCCCATCGGCATGGCACAGGGTGTGGCTAACGCGGCTGTCACGTATGCCATCGGCACCAATCAGACCAACCAGGCCAACGCGATAGCTACCGGCCTGTCATCCGGTCAGAATCGTTCCACCACCGAAAACATGGGATACCTTCGGGACACCAACAAAACGTTGGCTGACTGGTCAGCGAACGGCGACTATCAGAACCAGATAGCTGGCATCAATGCACGTGTTCAGGATGCCAAGCTGACACAGCCCACCACGGCGGGGCAGGTGGGTGGGGATGCGTTCATGCTGGCAACATACCGTTGGGGTGTGGATATCAAGGTGAAGCGTCTGACTCCCGCATATATGAATGCCATTGGGGAGTACTGGCTTCGGTACGGTTACGCCATCAACCGGTTTGGACAAATGCCGGACAGCTTTATGGTGATGGAAAAATTCACATACTGGAAGCTGAAAGAAACATACATCATTGCTTCCAATTGCCCTGAAGTTTTCAAACAGGCCATTAGGGGAATCTTTGAAAAGGGTGTTACTGTTTGGGCTAACCCATCAGAAATCGGAACAATTGACATAGCGGATAATGAGCCGCTGGCGGGAGTAGTCCTATGAGCAGGAAAAAGGGTGGTGACCTGGTTTACAGTGGCATCTACTCAAACCACCTGAACGGTGGTGGAAGTGGTGGAAGTTTCCAGGGCAATACGGTAATCCAGACACAGACACTCACGGAGAATATGTATATCCGTGTGCTTACGGAACTGTGTTGCAACCGTTTTGAATGGACCGGTCTTCCCGATTCCATTGACGTTCGCACCCTGGAACTCACACTGTTTTGGCGGGCACTCTCCGTGTTCTATTTTGACAAAGACGTGGACAAGTATTTGGCGCTCCGTGCTTCCGGTGCCGGGGCCATTGACATGTATGACACCCCGCTTTCATACCAGGTCACCGCACCGGGCATAAACAGGAATCTGAAGCAGGAAGACTGTGTGGCCATTTGGGCCAACTATCTACGCATTCCGGACCTGGACATTGTCCGGCTCTATTCGTCAAAGCTGGCAAAAGTTGACCGGACCATAGACCAGTGCATTGAAAACCTTCGCTATACCAAGGTCATCACGGCACCGGAAAATGAGCGCCACTCATGGACACAAGTTCTTCGACAGCATTATGAAGGCCAACCGGTGATATTCGGTTCACAGGCTTTGGACATGTCAAACATTCAGGCTTTCGACGTGGGGGCACACCACGAAACGTTGCCAAAACTGTTGCTTGGAAAGTCCAAACTGTGGAATGAATGCATGACCCTGTTGGGCATCAACAATGCCAACCAGGATAAGGCCGAAAGGTTGGTGGCTGATGAAGTGTCAGCCAACGATGAACAAATTCACGCCACAAGGGCTATTGCCCTGAATGCCCGCCAACAGGCTTGCGCTGAAATGAAAATCAAATTCGGCCTTGACGTTTCAGTTGATTTCAGTGTGAGTGAAAAGTCAACGGAAATCGGTGGCAGTGAAGAAATCGGAAATGGAGAGGAATAATGCCTACCTTTACCCTCACACTCAAAAGGGCAATTGAAATCCAGAAAGGGGATATCGGTTTAGACGATTACCCCATCTTTGATGAAACCTACCGGGAGACGTTGAACGGCAAAATCATTGACCACTATTTCAACCAGGAAATTGGGATGGAGTCAATTGAGTTGTTCCGGCTGGCGTTGCGGCGGAAAATGAATGAAATCATGCCGTTGTATAACCAGCATTATACGATTTCGGCGATTGAATTTGATCCGCTGAAAACGGTGGACATGGCAACGCTGAACACGGTAACAGCCACAGGGGAATCCGAAAGCACGTCGGGGTCCGACGCCAAGTCTCGTGCCGTGGCACAGGAAATGCCACAAACTCTGCTTTCCGGCGATGGTGATTATGCCACCAATGCACAGGACAACGTCAGTAATACCACTGCTACCGGCTCCGCCACAGAATCAAACAGCACGTCCACCGATGCCACGGTCAGCGGTTTCCAAGGCAATGCGGCAATGATGCTTTACCAGTACCGTCAATCGCTGGTGAATGTGGATTTGATGATTATTTCCGAACTTCAAAATTTGTTCATGCTTGTATGGTCTAATGGAGATGAATTCTCAGAAAGGAACAACTACGGTTATGACTATCTCACCGGTTACACCACTTGGTAGCTTCCCGTACACGATGACAC